AGCGGCGCAAGGATTTCCAGTGGCGTCGCCCCGGCTTTCCGCGTCTAATCCTGCATCAACAGTATCAAGCCCACGGAAGTGGGCGTGTTCAAATCATTAAGGGAGAGGGACGGTACACCCTCTGCGGTAAATGCAAGGGAACCTCGTCCCCCTCCCCATCCTATAATTAGCAAGGGTACACCCTTTGCGATTAGTGGTGAACGGCTCCAGAATAGTGCATTCGGAGCTAATAAATCCAAGAACGAAAGGAGATTCTTATGTCAGTCTTAAAAGCACACAGGTCTGAAAGTAAGGCTGAGTTCGTCAATGTGGCGAACAAAATCTACATCCAAACCATCGCTTTCCTGTCGAGGTTGTCATCTCGGTACTCCCGGCTCGTATCTAAGTCCGTGTCGGAGCTTGCCTCAGAAGTTGTAGACCACGCAGAAAAAGCAAACAGCATCTATCCATCTGATGCGGCACGAAAAGAACTTCGTAAGCAACATCTGCTCGAAGCGAGAGCCTCCCTGATGGCGCTCGATGTCCACCTTGCGCATTGTTACGACTTGATGATGACGAACCCGTCCGGTTGTTTTACGACCGGTAGCGGAAACTCTGTCGGTGCGTCAGACGCGAAGAAAAAGCTGGAGCACATGGCGCAGGAACTTGGTGATTTAATCGATGCAGAAAATGGTCTTTTGACCAATGTGTTGAAAAGCGATAAGAGCCGGTAAACGTCTATGAAAATTTATGGGTGTATTTCTGTAAAACCTGTCGGTTGGGAGTCTTTTGCCTCTCTCTGTTCCACTGCTTGGTGGTGGGAGCGTTCTCCTAATTACAACAACAGCAACAACTTCTGCAATGTGAACACGAACGGCAACGCGAACAATAACAACGCAAGGAATTCCAATGGCGTCGCCCCGGATTTCGTAAACCAGAAATGGTCTGGGTCAATCGTAGTAGCCCAAAGGGTGAACTATGACCCTTACGAAAGGAGAAATACTTCCCGTGATGAAAATCCGAAACTACCCTTTGATATTTTGACACGAACGCAGCCGGAGTCTCCGTGCGTGCATGGCGAGAGATGCATCTTACCTCGTTTCATGTGTCACGAATTAAGCAGATTAGACGATGCCCTACAAGACATCTGTACGGAGGGTGAATAATTTTTATGAGTAGACGTAAAGGACGTTACGAAAGGCGCAAGACAAGGCGCGAAGAGAATAGGTTAAGGCGTGCCGCCACAGTTGGCGGTCTGCATGATGTCTTTGGATACGATGATATGTACAAAGCCGGAAAGAAATGCTGCAACGGTGTTCGTTGGAAGAACAGCACCCAACGTTTTGAGATGCACCTGTTCTCTGGAACAGCACGCAGACGACGTTTATTGCTTGAGCGAAAATGGATTCCGGGTGCATATGTACATTTCACGATTTCAGAACGCGGCAAGACCCGCCCTATTGATGCACCGAGAATCCAAGACCGTCAAGTCCACAAGGTTTATACCAAGAAGGTACTTCTACCGTTGTATCGTCCTGAGATGATTTACAACAACGGCGCCAGTCTTGAAGGCAAGGGCTTCGAGTTCTCAAAGAGAATGTTAAAAGAGGACTTGCGCTGGCACTTCCGTCGTTATGGACGAGATGGGAATGTGATTCTGATTGACTTCAAACAGTTCTTCCCATCTGTGTCCCATGAAGAAATCTTCAAGCGGCATGAGAAGCTATTGCTGAACCCAGATATCAGAAAAATCGGAGACGATGTTGTCAACACTGTTTCGGGCGGAGTTGGTCTACCGCTTGGTGTCGAGCCAAGTCAGGCAGAAATGATTGCGTTTCCGTCTGCACTGGACAACTTTATCAAATGCCAGCTCTCTATCAAGTGCGCCGGTCATTACATGGACGATTATTACGTCATTGTCCCGCCTGACCGAGACGCCAAAGAAATCATGGCTCTGATTGTGGCAAAGGCAGAGAGTCTCAAGCTGACTGTCAGCAAATCAAAGTCAAGAATTGTCCCGCTCACAAAGCCGTTCCGTTATTGCAAAGCAAAATTTATTTTGACCGAAACTGGTCGTGTTGTGATGAACGGAAATCGTGATGGAGTAAAGCGGGCACGAAGAAAAATAAAAGCATTCCGTACAAAAATCCAGAATGGAGAAATGTCATACGATGACCTCTGGACTTCGGTGAACGGAATGCTCGCATACTTTGAATCCTACGACGACCACAATCGTGTGCTTCGGTTGCGTAGGCTTTTTTATTCGGTTTTCGGTTTTTCGCCGGAGCGAATTGAAAACTTTAGAGAAAGAGGAAAAAAGGATGAAATATGTTGTGCATAGACGCTTCAAGGACAAAGCAATTTGCGGCGAAGTAAATCTTCCCGCTATGACCATGTGTGAAGAAACCAATGGGTATATCTTCTACGGTGACAAGCTCCTCTGCGTTGCAACAAGTGAGAACGCGCATCAGTTCTTTGCTCGTGACGACGATGACGCAGGTATGCTTCGTGGGAAATTAACACAAGCCATTCAAAAAACGCTCGCAAAGCGTGATGCGAATTATCAAAATCGATGGGACAAGGTCTGGGAAGACCCAACCTGCCAACCGTATAAGCGCATCGAATATGCAGACTTCTGGCTGTGGAACCATGATTTCTTCAACGCCGATATTGATACGCTCCGACACATCGCAAAGTTGGTAGGAGCAAAGGAGGTTGCTTAAATGTATCGAATTATCACACTGGATGGAACGGAACTCGGTATGACCGACTCCGTTCTGTATATCAAAATCACTGCGAGTGGCAGCTTCGCCCCGACCACCAAAGAGGAAGCCATCGGCGTTGCTTTTAGAAGTACGCCCTATAACCTTGTAGGTCATTCTGATATTGAAGGTGCTGACACTGTGGTTGTAGCCACCGTTGACGGCGGCGAGAAGGTCAACAGTATTGAGAGCACAATCAATGTTTTACTGGGGGTGAGCGAATAATGACAATGGTTCAGAGAGCGGAACAGTTCCGCTATACGCTGCAGCTCTTCGCCCGTACTTTGGATGAGGAAAAGGTGTTGCAAATCGCAACGATTTTTGATGCTTGGAATCCCAACGCTCATGCCTATGAAGTTGGCGAATACTGCATCTACGGCGAGGATGACAATGGTGACCCACAGCTTTACGTTTGCTTGCAGGCACATACCTCACAGGCTGACTGGACACCCGATGCGGCATCCAGTCTTTTTAAGGCAGTCGGTATCACCGAGGAGGGCTATCCTGAGTGGGTGCAGCCCGTTGGCGCATCCGATGCTTACATGAAAGACGACATCGTGAGTTATGAGGGAGTCCTGTACATTTCTCTCATCGACAACAATGTTTGGAGTCCTGTTGCTTATCCTGCTGGCTGGGCTGTTTACACGAAGCCGACCGAGGATGAGTGATTATAAAACAATGCTTTTATCAAGGAGGTGGTTCGCATGAACGCCGACGAAAAAATCTGGCGCTATTTGAAATCTGCTGGTCTGAATGATTTCGGCGTCGCGGGTTTGATGGGGAATCTTTTTGCAGAGAGCGGACTGAATCCCAAGAACCTCCAAAATACATACGAGAAGAAACTTGGCATGACCGATGAAGAATATACTGCCGCCGTCGATAGCGGCAGTTATTCCAACTTTGTGAAAGACAGTGCCGGTTACGGATTAGCTCAGTGGACGTACTGGTCACGCAAGGACGCTCTCCTTGCCTCCTGTAAAGCCGCAGGAGCGTCCGTAGGGGACATGGATGCCCAGCTCAACTTCCTGCTTAAAGAGCTGTCTGTGGGCTATTCTGGGCTGCTGAGCACCCTCAAGAGCGCATCGTCTGTCCGTGAGGCATCCAATGCTGTTCTTCTCCAATTTGAACGTCCTGCCAATCAGGGACAGAGCGTCCAAGAAAAACGAGCCAGCTACGGACAAGCTTATTACGACAAGTTCGCTGGCAAAATCCAAATCAATACACCAGAACAGGAAGGAGGATGCAAGTTGAAAATTGTAGACAACCTGACAACGGTTAACTTCCGTTCAGGCAACATGACTCCGAAGTACATCGTCATTCATTATTTCGGTGCGCTCGGAACTGCAAAGAGTGTCTCTGAATATTTCAAGACACCGGGTATTCAAGCGTCTGCCCATTATGCGCTTGACGAGGGCGATACCATCTATCGCTGTGTCCGCGATAAGGACATCGCATGGCACTGTGGTGCGAACAAGTACAAGCACCCTGAGTGCCGCAATTCTAACTCCATCGGGATTGAAGCACGCCCTTCCAAAATCAATCGCAAGAGGGTTATGGCTTCTGATACTGATTGGTATTTCGAACCAAAAGTTGTGGACAACCTCGTATGGTTGACAAAGAAGCTGATGGCTCAGTACAACATTCCTGCAGACCACGTTATCCGTCATTATGATGTGACCGGAAAACTCTGTCCGAGACCGTGGTGTTGCGCCGACATGAATGTCTATTACAAGACGAGTGGCGACGCACAGTGGGAAGAGTTCAAAAAGAGAATCAGCGACGGCAAAGAGGAGGATGAAGATATGACTCTGGATACATTCAAGGAACTGATGAAGGAGTACCGTGCAGAGCTGCAGGACAATGACTGCGGCACTTGGAGTAAGGAAGCTCGTGAGTGGGCTATCTCCAACGGTCTCATCAATGGCACTGGCACTGAGGTGAATGGTGAACCCAACTATGCTTGGGCTGACCAGCTTACCCGTGAACAGGCTGCTGCTTTGTTCTATCGTTTTGCAAAACTGATGGGTAAAGCGTGATGGCTACATATAGCGGCAGCAGACAGCAAGCAAGGCGAAGGAGAAAACGCACAAGCAAACAGGACGCTTTTTCAAAAAAGCTGATTGACGATATCCGCTCCCTTCTGTGGATTGTTACAGTCGGTGGGTTGCTTTTAGCGTTCTATTGTGTAAAGCGGAACTATACCGGAGCGCTGCCGTGGATTGGGGCAATGGTTGGATTGCCGTGGTCGGCACATGGCGTGGTATGCGCATTTTATTTGAACCTGTGTAAATCTGACCATTCTGCTGGTGGTATCACATTCGAAAGCGCAAAGGCAAAAGGCTTCGTCGAAGACCCAAGCTGGGAGAGTCCAGCAATCTAAGGTGAAGGGCGGCACCTGAAATCCGCCCCACTACCTTTTAGAGAGGAGTTTGCATATGGAATTTATTGTGGAGAATTGGTATGTAATTGTTACTGGCATTGTGTTTATCGTTGGCGGCGTTATGGCTGTCCTGCGTTGGCGCAACCTGTCCACCGACAAGAAGTACGAGCAGATTCGTGGATGGCTTCTGCAGGCTGTTCTTGGCGCTGAGCGCGAGTTCGGTTCCGGTACGGGCAAACTGAAGCTGTCATCCGTTTACGACAAGTTCTGCGAGCGTTTCCCTTGGTTGGCAAAGGTCTTGCCATTTGAAACCTTTAGCAAATACGTTGATGACGCCCTCAGCGAAATGAAAGACGTGTTGAAACAGAACTCTGCTATTGCCTCCATAGTGGAGCCGAAGGAAGGGGAAAAATAATCATCCGAGGAGGTTTCTCTTATGACCGAGCAAGAGACCGTACTGTTAATTGAGACTGAGCAGCGATGCAAGTCCAATACACACAGAATTGACAACTTAGAAGGTGAGCTGAAGGAAATCCAGAGTGAGCAGAAGGCTATCTATAAAATCGCTACTTCCGTTGAGCTCATTGCACAGCGTGTCAGTAATATCGAGGGCAAGGTGGATGACACCAATCGTAAGGTAGATGCGCAAGCAAAAGCATGGCAGGAGACCGAACGTAAATTGTCTGAGAAGGTTAATGAAACCGAGAACAAACCGTATAAGCAAATCGCCAACAATGTCAATACTGTCAAGGTTGCAATCATTACTTGCATCTCTACCTTGCTTGTATCTGGCATCATTGGCGCAATCATCGCATTTGGAAAATAATATCTAAGAATATTTTGTGGGTGTAAATATTCTATGAGTAGGCTGCAGCAGGTCTGTCAGCCGTAGCGTTGAAGCAAGTGATGGGGTCAGCGTCCGTACACTTGCGGAGCTTGACTAAGGGTTATGCGGTTCCCACAGGCTGACGTAGGAGAAATCCGAAAGAAAACGCTAACAGAAAATTCATTTGACAAATACCGTTGAAGTAGTCTATAATAATAACACAGAGAGCGCCTGCTGGTAACAAGCGCCCCCTGCGGTGGAAACCCAGACGGTTGCCACAAACATACATTCTTACTGGGAAGAGGGTTTAACCCTCAAACTACAGTGAGCCGCTCTGCTTGCGACAGACGGCTCACTTCTTTCTGTTACGGAACTTGTCCCATGCTTGGATAAGAATCCAGCAGATAGACGCAATCCAAAAAACTTCTTGAAGAGTTATGTATGGTCACCTCCTGAGAAAAATTTCCCGCGAGGGCTACATACACGCCTCCATTCCGCACTCGCGGGATGACAGGCAACCGTCTTTTTAACCGTACACCGTCTACAAAGGAGATGGGCTATGACTGAACCCGGAAACTCGACGCGGACGGTGGATTCCACAAAAGCCATTATAAAGGACTTCGGTGTAAATGTCAAATAGACAAGATATATGAGAGCTGCTGTTGAAGCACGCTCTCATTTTTTTGTGCGTTGTCACGAATACTATATATTTTTCGGGACAGATTTTGCTAAAAAGAAAAGGGCAGGAATGGGATTTTGATTTCCCAAACCTGCCCTTATTTTTTACGCTGATATATGTATGATGGCTAAAGAAAGCACCCCGTCAAAGACGGGGCACTCCTTAGTAGCCATGTTGAATTCAAAGTGAATTGGTGTAAAAGTGGTGTCAAACCAGAGGTTGTATCACCTGTAACCGTTGTGCCACAATGCTTTCTTAGCTCTGGGGCTTCATCGTCGGGAAGAGGATGACGTCGCGGATGGAGTCGGTGCCGCAGAGCATCATCGCGCAGCGGTCGATGCCGAAGCCCAGGCCGCCCGTCGGGGGCAGACCGTATTCGAGGGCCATGACGTAATCCTCGTCCATCATCTCGGCCTCGTCGTCGCCGTTGGCGCGCTTTTCGACCTGCGCCTTGAAGCGCTCGTACTGATCCATCGGGTCGTTGAGCTCAGTGAAAGCGTTGCCCATCTCGCAGCCGCAGACGAACATCTCGTAGCGCTCGGTGAGGTACGGGTCAGACGGGCTGCGCTTGGCAAGCGGGCTCACTTCGACGGGGTACATGGTGATGAACGTCGGCTGGACGAGGGTCTCCTCGACCTTCTGGTCGAAGGTCTCGTACAGGGCGTTGCCCCAGGTCTTGTCCACGCCGTCCATGTCGACGCCGACGCTCTTGGCGAGCGCGACGGCGGCCTCGGCGTCGCCCTCGATCGCCATAAAGTCCGCGCCGGTCACTTCCTTGACGGCGTCAGCCATCGTGACGCGCTTCCACGACGGGGTCAGGTCAATGTCCTTGCCGAGCCACTGGATCTGATAGGTGCCGAGGATCTCCTTCGCGGCGCCGGAGAGGATGGCCTCGAGGATGTCCATCATGCCGTCGAGGTTCGTGTAGGCCTGATAGAGCTCGCAGGTGGTGAACTCGGGGTTATGCTTGGTGTCCATACCCTCGTTGCGGAAGATGCGGCCGACCTCGTACACGCGCTCCATGCCGCCGACGATCAGGCGCTTTAAGTGCAGCTCGGTGGCGATGCGCATGTACATGTCGATATCGAGGGTATTGTGGTGCGTAATGAAGGGGCGCGCATTCGCGCCGCCCGCGATGGGGCTCAAAACCGGCGTCTCGACCTCCATAAAGCCGATGGAGTCGAGATAGCGGCGCAGATACGCGACAAACCTCGAACGAATTTCGAAGTTGCGCTTGGACTCGGGGTTGATGATCAGGTCCACATAGCGCTGACGGTAGCGCGCTTCCTTATCGGTCAGGCCGTGGTACTTCTCCGGCAGGGGACGCAGAGACTTACTGAGCAGCGTGATCTTCTTGGCGCGCACGCTCATCTCGCCGCGCTGGGTGCGGAACACCTCGCCCTCGACGCCGACGATATCGCCGATGTCGTACTTTTTGAAGCGGTTGTACTCCTCCTCATCCATCTCGTCCTTGCGGGCGTAGAGCTGGATGCGGCCGGACTTGTCCTGCAGATCGCAAAAGCTGACCTTGCCCATGCCGCGTTTGCTCATCAGGCGG